CCACCCGTCACTGAACAGGGAATTCCCATCATGAACACGCTCGACAAAGCCCCCGTCAAAACGATCCCGGATGCCTCGGGGCGTCAGGTTCCCGTCAACTGCATTCGTGCTTCCACGGTGCTTCAGCATGAAGTGGCCGAGAAGATCCGGGACCATTTCCGTGAGCTCGCCGCATTCACCAAGGCCAAGAAGGAGCAGATCTTCGAGGAAATGCAGGCATACCGCGATCTGCTCGCGCAGGAATACGGCCTACGCTCTGGCGGAACGCGGGGCGGTATGACGATCCGCACCTATGACGCCCATACCGAGGTCAAGCTCGAGGAGCGGGATTATTATCGTGTCACTCCGGAGATCACGATTGCCCAGGCGCTAATCGGGAAGATTCTGGATGATCTGACGGAACAGGCGAGCGGCGATCTGCGCGCGATCGTTATGCGGGCGTTCGATACGGACAAGAGGACCGGCCAGCCGAATGTCGGCTCGATCCTGAAGCTGAAATCTATGGTGATCGATCACCCGCAGTGGCCGGAAGCGAGGCGCGCCCTGGAGGACTCACTCGTCGTGATTTCCTCCAAATCTGCCGTCACGTGCCATGTCCGGCCAGATCTGGATCATCAGCGCGAGCAGCTCGTCGTCGATTTCTCGCGGGTTTGAGGGGACGTATCATGAGCTTATTCGCAAGAATGCCCCTTGCCGCGTCTGTCGGCGTCACGGCCGCTGTAACTATCCTCACCGGTTCGGCGCTCGTTTCATCGACCGCCTATCTTTGTCGAGTGGTGATAGATCGTGACGCGCATGAGAATGAGCGTATCGCGGAAATGGTCAAATCAGGGGCGTCGCCCATTGAAGCTGCCTGTGCGATCGGCCGTATCAACCACGATGCGCCGGTGTGCGTCATGTCGCTCATGAGCGCGACCCCGGCAGATGGCCCATTGCCCGAGACACTCGCGCCTGGTGGCGATCATCCGGGAGATCCGACATGACCCGTCGCCCGCATCTCGTTCAGCACGTTTCGGCCAATCCTGGCCGGAACGTCCTTTATGCCAAGCTGCACATTGCCCAGAAGGAGCTTGGCCTCGACGAAGACAGCTATCGGGACATCCTCCAGCGCGTGGGCGGCTCGTATCACGCCAAAGATATGTCCATATCCGGTCTCGGAGCGGTTTTGGCGGAGTTCAAGCGCCTGGGCTGGAAGCCAAAGCCTGGAAAGCGTCGTACGCCTGAGAGCGTCAAGGGGCAGGTCCGGATGATCTATGGTATATGGAAGGATCTCGAACCTTTTGTGCGTTCGCCGGACAAGCTGGCGGCCCTCCGCTCTTTTGTGCAACGCCAGACAAAGACCGCTGCCAATCCGCAAGGCGTTTCAGCCCCCGAGTTTCTGGATGCAGCCCAGGCGAACAGGGTGATCGAGGGGTTGAAGGACTGGCTCCGTCGCGAAAAGGAAAAGCAGGTATGAGCGAGACCCTTACCCGGATCGAGCGCGCGCATCTCGAAACCCTCGAAATGGCCACTCTGGCTCTCAGGCGCCGGATCAGCGCGGCCCTCGCAGCAGGGCTCGACGACAATCGCAGCACTCTGGAAGCCAGGATTGGTGAGATACAGGCTATCCTCACCGTCATGACCGAGCACGGCGAGGTGTCGCAGGATGCCTGCAACCGCCATGCCAAGAATTTCTACGAAGCTTTGAAGGTGCGATGATGTCCGTTCCTGCCCCTGCCAATATTGAATTCCTTGTTCAAGCCGTTGGCGATGAGGTTGCACTCGCATTTGTCGAGCAACTGGCAGGACAGCGAATTTTCGTGCCTCGCACCGCAGCCGGGAGCCGTCTCGAGACGCTCTATGGCATCGAGATTGCATCGGCCCTTTCAAGCAGGTATCCACAGGAGATGTGGAACGTCCCGGTGTGTCGGGACTGGCGCATTCGCAGGTATCTCGAGATGGGCATGACGCTCAACCAGATTGCCGCGCGCGTGGGGGTTTCACTCGATGCGGTAGGTAGGTCGTTACGTAAACCCTATCGCGGTCAAATGGTCATCAGGACCGGCCGTCCCCGCTACGTAGATGGACGCCAGATCGATATGTTCTGACGCCCGTAAGAATCGTCTTACGGTCCTTTGTAAAAGCCCCCTGCATACAACAGGGGCATGCACACAAACTTCTCCCTCGCAGCACAGTTCACCGCCGCCCGCGAGGGCCATTATCAGTGCCTGCGCACCGACAATGGCAACTGGACAAGCGGACAAATGGGAATCGGCCGCCTGGTCGGCACGATGCGTGGGATCTCGGCCCCGGTCATGGTCCAATGGTGCGGTGACGCAACGGCAGTTACCGCCGAGACTATGAAATCCCTCACCCAGGCGACGTTCGAAGCTATCTATGCAGCGCTCTACTGGCGTCCTGTTGCAGGCGACAGTCTTCCGACTGGCATCGATCTTATGCTCGCCGATTTTGCTTTCAATTCAGGTGTGCTCCGCGCTGCCAACCAGCTTCAGCAAATCGTTGGCGTCCCTTCCGCTGAGATCGACGGCAATATTGGCCCCGAGACGCTCGGTTATCTTGCCGATGCCACGCCTGCGGCTCTGGGAGCATGGATGCGGGGCGAGTATGCAATGCGTCTGCAGAAGGATTTGGGCGTCGTCGCTGACGGCGTGATCGGTCCTCTGACCTTGAGGGCTGCGCAGTCCCAGAATGCGGCTGCGCGCATGGTGATCTATGGGCTCGCAGGCCGCCAGGAGGCGGCTTATCGCAGCTTCCGGGACTTTCATCTTTTTGGAAATGGCTGGCTGGCGCGGCTCGAAGCGCGCCTGACACGGTCTCTCGAATTGCTCGAACCACAGCGCGCATTGGCGTGACGGTCATACCGTCACGGACGCGTGGCGGCATGGATTGTTTGATAGGGCGCGGACGGCGCGCCGGACCGCAACCCGGAGCCCTTCCATGAACTGGAAATCTCTTCTTTCGTCGCTTTCCTCGACAATCCTCTCCCTGGCACAGCCTGCTCTCTCTGCTGTCGTCTCTGGCAAGGCCACGAAATACCAGGACATCGCCCAGACCGCCGTTCGAAGCGCCATCACCAAAATCGACGGTGGCATCGACCAGTTGGCGGAAAGCTACAACAAGTTCCGCGACGACAATCCGGTCTATGTCGAGGCGCAAAATGAATTCCTGGGTCTCGCGAAAGACGCCGGGATCGTGATCCCTGATCTCGCTGTCGTGCAGACCCATCTGAAGGCGGCCATCTTTGATCTTGCAAGTGGCCTGTTCCCGAATGCCGGTCTGACGCCGCCCTCCTCATCCGCCGCACCGTCCGCCTGAAGGCGCGTCGGTAAATGACCCCACAGACACCCGCCGGATCAGTCATTCAGGCCGCTGCGGCGGGTGCTGCTGCGGGGGCCGCAAGCAGCCCGACACTCGTGATCATTCTTCTCACTTTCGCCCTTCTAGCGATCGGCTTCTCGATCGTCGCCAATGTCGTCGTGTTCGGTAACCGTCGCCGCATCGAGCATTTCGAGCGCCGCGTGATCGAGCAGAATGATCGCATCACTGAAGAGATGGCCAAGCGTGACCGGCTTTTTGAGCAGGAATTTCAGGCGCGGCGAGATTCTGACGATCGCACGGCTCGCGCGATCGAGGGGCTGACCCACAACCTCAAATGCTACAGCGACCTCGTGGTGGTGATCGTCCGGGGTCATATGGAAAAGAAAGACGCCCCATGAACGCCGTTAAACGTGCTCTCGAAGAAGATCGTCGCTGGTTCGTCCTGGACGCGGTTGCGCAGATGGAGACCCGCACGCTCAATGAGCAGCTGATCCTGCGCATGATCCACGGGCTGGGTAGGCCTGTGAATGCCGATGATCTGCGCAACGATCTTCTGCTCCTGGAGCGCGCCTCCTGCGTGCAGATTGAGAAGCTGTCCCGCCCGAGCGGTGGCGAACTCTGGGTGGTTACCCTCACGACAGAGGGGCTCGAGGTCCGGGATTGCGTCCGCGTCGTGCACGGTGTGGCCGCCCGTAAGCCGCTCTGATCTATGGCTAAGCCTCCCAAACCGCCCGAGACCCGGGGAGACGGGACACCCAAGCGGGAGCGACGCACGGGCTATACCGCCAATCGCCCTTCTTCCGTGGACAAGCTGCCACCGGAGATCCGTGACGAGATCGGCCGTCTGCGCGGGGCGGGTCATACGATCGACGAAATCCTCGCTGCCTTGCGCGAGCTCGATATCGTTACGATCAGCCGGTCGACCCTGGGGCGTCACGTCAAGGGCATGGAGCGTCTGGGGGCCAAGCTACGGCATTCACGCAATATCGCCGAAGCCCTTGTGCGCCAGCTCGGTGATGAACCGGCTTCGCGGGCAGCACAGCTCAATATCGAGCTGCTGCACACCACGATCACCGATCTCTTCCTCGCTCAAAATGATGACGGTGAAATCGATGAGAACGGCAAGGCTGCTCTGAACGGCAGTCCCGAGGGGATCATGCTTCTCGCGAAGGCCATGGATCACCTCACGAAGTCCGCCAAGGCGGATGCCGAATATGCGGCGAAGATTGAGGCAAAGGTGGAAGCGCGCATGAAGCGAGAGATGAGCGCGCATGTGAACGATGTCGTCAAGAAACAGGGCCTCTCCGCCGAGACGGCGCAAGCTCTCATGCAGGGACTGATAAAATCATGAACATTGGCTTGCTGTTCTATCCCTCGCTTCGTGCTTCATTGCCTCTCCTGTTTGCGCCCGCGCCGCGGCCTATCTACCGGCAAGCCAGAAACGCGGACCGACGGGAGTTTTCCTGGTTCTCGCGCAAAGAGCTCGAGCGTCTCGCTAATCGTCGCGTCTTCGTATCGCCTCCGAAGCGGGCGCGGCATTTCGGTGAAGGAGAGGCGGCATGAGCGCCGTTCTCATGCCGTATCAGACGGCTTTCATACAGGCTGTCGAGGAGAATGCCGTCACGGTGGTTGAGAAGTCGCGCCGCACGGGATTGTCCTGGGCCGCGTCTTTTGCTGCAGATCTGACGGCGGCACGTGCCCCAAACGCAGGCGGCATGGACGTGTTCTATATGGGCTATAACCTCGAGATGGCCCGAGAATTCATCGATTACTGCGCTGAACATGCGGGCATCATGCAGGTGGCGGCCTCCACCGTGAATGAGAGCTTCTGGCGCGACCCCGATAAGCCTGAAGCCGATACCAAGGTCTTTCGCATCGACTTCGCCTCGGGTCACAAGGTGTTGGCTCTTCCAAGCCGTGCGCGCGCCCTGCGCGGTATGCAGGGGCTGGTCATCATTGACGAGGCGGCCTTCCACGACGATCTGGACGAGCTGCTGAAAGCGGCGCTCGCCCTTCTGATGTGGGGCGGCAAGGTCGCCATCATCAGCACCCATAATGGCGATACTAATCCTTTTGCCGAGCTGATCGAAGAGATCCGGGCTGGCAGCAAGCCCTACAAGCTCCTGCGCACTACGCTCGATGAGGCTTTGGTGGATGGCCTTTATCGCAAGATCTGTGAGAAGGCGGGGGAGAAATGGACACGCGAGAAGCAGGAGAAGTGGCGCGCCGATCTGATTGCTTCCTATGGCACCACCAAGGCTGACGAAGAGCTTTTCTGCATTCCTTCGCCCTCAACCGGCGCCTATCTTCCGCTCGCCCTTCTCGAAGCCCGCACGGATCGCAATACAGGCGTTGCCCGCTGGCAGTGCGACGCCCAGTTCGCGCTTCAGCCCGAGGCGATACGCACAGCCGAATGCGCAAGATGGTGCGTCGAGGCGTTGCTTCCCCTGCTCGATGCCCTCGATCAGAAAACGCCACACGTCTTCGGAGAGGATTTCGGGCGTTCGGGCGATCTCACCGTCATATGGCCGCTTGCAATCGATGCGGGCATGAAGCGCCGCACGCCATTTACGATCGAGCTGCGTAATGTGCCTTTCGATCAGCAACGCCAGATCCTGTTCTTCGTGCTCGATCGCCTGCCGCGCTTCCGAGGCGGAAAGATGGATGCGCGCGGTAACGGCCAGTATCTGTCCGAGGTTACTGTCCAGCGCTACGGCGCGCGGATCGAGGCCGTGATGCTCTCAGAGAACTGGTATCGCGAGAACATGCCGCCGATGAAGGCGGCGCTGGAAGATGACAGCTTCAGCCTGCCCAAGGATCGCGACACGGTAGACGATCTGCGCAGCATCCAGATCGTGCGTGGCGTGCCGCGTATCCCCGACGGGCGGACCGTTGGAAAGACCGGCAATCGTCACGGTGACGCAGCGGTCGCGGCCTGCATGGCCTATGCCGCGAGCCGCGCCGATGTCGTCGAATATGGCTATGAGAGCGTGCCGTCCCGGACGGGATCGCTCGACGGCAAGGCCAATCCGAATGCGTGGCCAATCGAGCGCGAGATCGAGGCAGAACGCTGGGGACAGCGCGAAGAAGGTCTCGGCCTCAGAGGGAGGGTCTTTTGAATTCAGCATCCATCATCGCACTCAGCGCGATCGCTGCCGCTATCCTCGGTTTCGGGGTCTACGTCATCCACCTGGCGCGCGGGGCTCAGGCCACCAAGCAAGCTGAGACGACAGCCAAAGACACGGCGCAGGCTGCGAACACCCAGCACGCCATGGACGCGGCCCAGATCCAGGCGGAGGCCGATCCCGACGCGCTGGAACGCAGCCTGAAGGATGGGACATTCTGATGCGCGTCCTTCTTCTCGGTCTGTGGTGCGGTGCCGTTGCTCTCAGCGCCTGCACGCCCTCCGCGCCGCTACGCAACTGCACGACGCTTGTCGCCTATAGCCGCCAGGACGATGACGCGCTTCTGTCCGAGCTCTCCACCCTTCCCAAAGAGCGGTATCCGCAGGTGCGTCGCTACCTGACGGACTGGGGTGCGGCGCGCGCCTCGATGCGGCGCTGCCCGAAAGGCTGAAACCATGACGGTGCTCGATCAGTGGGGAAATCCGATCCAGCCTGCCCGGCTGAGCCAGCCGGTCGCAGGGCCTGATATCTTCGGCAACCGGCCTGCGATTATCAGCACGCCGATCATCGGCCTCGATCCCGAGATGATGGGCACAGCCATGCGCGCGGCCGATGAGGGGGATTCCCTTGTCTGGCAAACGATCGCGGAGACACTCGAAGAACGCGACCTGCATTATCTGGGCGTGCTCAACACGAGAAAGCGCACCGTCGCCCAGCTGCCAATCACTGTATCTGCCGCCAGCTCAGATCCTGAACACGAGAAGCACAAGGAATTCATCGAAGCCTGGCTGCGCGACGAGCTGGTCGCCCATATGCTCTTCGACATGCTGGACGCGATCGGTAAGGGATGGAGCGTGCATGAGCTGACGTGGTCGCTCAATCCAGGCGATAACAGGATCGTCGATGCCGTGTTTCGCCCCCAGCGCTGGTTCGACGTGTCGAACCAGGACGGCAGCACGATCATGATCCGCGAGCTCAATGCGACCCCCATGCCTGCCGTCGTGCAAGGCGGTGTCGAGCAGATCGGCTTTACCGCCCTCGATCCGCGCAAATTCGTCGTTCACAAGCATCCAAGCTGGTCTGGCCTGCCCATGCGTAGCGGTTTGACACGCGCCATAGCCTGGGCCTCGATGTTCAAGGCATTCGCCTCGCGTGACTGGGCTTTGTTCGTTCAGGCTTATGGTCTTCCGATCAGGATCGGGAAATATGGTGCCGGGGCGAGCTATGAAGAACGCAGCGTGCTCAAGCGCGCCGTCTTCGACATCGCAGGCGGCGCAGCGGCGATTATTCCTGAGAGCATGATGCTGGAGATCCTCGAGCCAAAGAACGGCGCAGGGGCCAATGACATTCATCAGCGCCGGTGCGAATGGCTCGATGCGCAGATCAGCAAGGCAGTAATCGGCCAGACCGGCACGGCGGACAGCAAGCAGGGCGCGCATGCCTCGGGTGCGATCCATCGCATGGTGCAGGAAGACATCGAGCGCGCTGATGCACGGCTGGCTACACGCACGGTCAATCTGCAGATGATCGAGCCCATGATCGCGATGACATTCGGGCCGCAGAAAGCCTATCCCAAGATCTCGATCGGCCGCCCGGATGAAGTGCCGATGGATATCGTCACGTCTGCCATGCAGTGGCTCGGGCCGCAGGGCCTCACGGTCAAAGCTGCCGAGGTTCGCGACCGCCTCAACTTCACCGATCCGAAGGAGGGAGACGAGGTTATTGGCGGGCGTGCCCCAACACCGCCTCCGACGCCGCCTCACGATCTGGGCGCACGCATCGAACCGGCCGAGAACCGCCCGGGCACAGAGCCACCAGCTACAATCCGCGATCTCCCGGCCAAACAGGGCCACCAGGAGTCCGAGGCGGCCCCTGCGACGGACGAAACCCGGACAACCCGTCACAATGCTCTGGACCACGAGGCGATCGGGCGTATGGTGCATCGCTTCACCCAGGCACAGGGACCGGGAATGGTGACGGCACTCTCCGAGAGCAACGCAAAGGCTGCCGCACACGCCATGGAGGCGATGACTGCGCCTGCGCGCGAAGCGTTTGGAAAAGCGAAAAGCTTCGAGGAGCTCGATGCGATGCTGCGGGATCTCAAACTGCCCAGCGATGAACTGGCTGACGTCATGGCCAAGGCCATGCTCGTGGCTGAGCTCGCGGGCGAGGCGACGATCCTCGATCAGATGATGGCCCAACCCGCAAAAGATCGCGCCTGATCCATGGCCGATGACGACGCCACGCTCAAGGCAGTCAGGCTTCCTCCCAACGATGCGCTCGCCTATTTCCGTGGCAAGGAGAATGTCTCCACCGCCCACTGGACGGATCTGTGGCACGAGGGCCATGTACGCGGCTTCATGGTGGCAGGGGCTGCTGCAGACGCTCTTCTGAAGGATCTACGCGCAGCGGTCGACAAGGCCATCAAGGGCGATATCGTCTTCAAGACCTTCCAGAAGGAATTCGAGGCGATCGCCGAACGCCATGGTTGGAAGTACAATGGCCAGCCTGGCTGGCGGGCAAGGATCATCTACGACACGAATATGGCCACTGCCTATTCGGCCGGTCGCTATCGTCGCATGTCCACCCCGGTTGCCCGCGAGATGTTCGCCTATTGGCGCTACCGCCATCATGCGTGCCCGCATCCTCGTGTGCAGCATATGGCCTGGGACGGCATGATTCTGCGCAATGACGATCCGTGGTGGAACACGCATTTCCCCCCAAATGGATGGCGCTGTCACTGTGATGTCGAGGTCGTCTCCGAGAGCATGCTCGAGCGTAATGGCTGGGTGGTCTCCGACTCTCCGAAGATCGAGACGACCCCTTGGGTCAATCCCCATACGGGGCAGGTGCATCAGGTGCCTGTCGGGATCGATCCGGGCTTTGGTTATAATCCTGGCAAGGCATGGGAAGACAACGAGGCTGCCCGTGTAGGGCGTCCTGCCCCCCTTCTCGTTCCGGAAGGGATCATCAAGCCGCCCCAGAACGCAGACCATCCTATGGCACCGCAGCCGGAAGACGCGCGTCCGGATCTGGCGCGTCCGATGCCGCTCACACCCGAACAGCGCCGCGTGTCCCAGCGCAACGCGATCGACGCTTTTATGCGGATGCCGATTGGCCATGCTGAGGTGGGCACCGTGCCCGAGAATGTGCGTCAGGTACTGGGAGCCGCCACGCCTCATGTGCGCCTCTCGGAGGACACCCTGATCAAGCAGAATTCGCGGCATCCCGAGATCACGGCCGAGGAGTATGGCAAGCTGCCCGATATTCTGGCAGCGCCCCACATCGTCGCCCAGGACGGCGATCGACGCGTGGTGTTTTTCAGGCGGAACGGCAGGGATTACAGGGCAGCGCTCAAAACCACCCAGGACGGTAGCGAGACCTATCTCGTGTCGTTCCATCGCACCGAAGCCGCTGCCATGCGCCGCGCGCTCAAGCGCATGACCATTCTCGACGGCTCGGTCGAGGATCTGCTGGCCACTGACGTGGCAGCGAAAACAGAAAGCGATGAGGGGGATGACTAGACGACGCGCTGGAGGGGCCTGCCAGGGAACCCCTCATGGCGGTCCCGGTCTCTTCAAGAGAGGCCGGTCCTACGGCAGGCAGAATATCACCGTGTCGCAGCGCGTCGCCTGACCTTCTTATAGCGCATCGCATCCCGGAGTTCCACCATGGCGAGCATTGTCATCACAGGATCGTTCAAGCCCATGCGTGAGGCGCTGACGCGTATTGCCGCGATCGGCCGTGATCCCCAGCCGGTTCTTGCGGCAGCGGCGGTAGCACTCGAAGACAATGTGCGCAATCGTATCGAGACGGGCACCGATCCCAGGGGCGTCAAATGGTCGGATTATGCGCCGCTCAACCCGCTCTATGCCCAGGACAAGACTGGGCCGGGCATCCTGAAAGAGAGCGGTGAGCTGCAACGGACCATTACGTCGTCTGTTGCGGGACATTCGATCATCATCGGCTCACCGCTCCTCTACTCCACGATCCACCAGTTCGGCGGTGTCATCAGAGCGAAGAATGCGCCCGCACTGTTCTTCGTGATGGGTGGCCATGGCTTCAAGCGCAAATCCGTCACCATTCCGGCGCGCCCCTATCTCGGCTTTTCGACGCAAGATCGGGAGGTGCTCATCACTCATCTCTCTGAGTTTTTCCGTAAGGCGGTCGCCGGGTGATCCATCTTCGTTTTAAGACGCGCCTAAAACAGTTTAAAACGGGGTAGAAGGCCGCTCACCTTCTGTTATCGTCCGAGTGGGGCCAAAACCGGCGTGGTGGCCCTGAGGGGCGTTTCCCGGACGGGTCGTTGGGAGACGCCCCTGCCGCCCGTAAGAAACGTATTACGGTCCGCTCGCAATCCCGGTCACGCATTCTGTGCGGGATGACAAAGCCTGTCCAGATCACACCCGCGCTGAACGCGCTTCCACCGGGCAAAGTGCCTGAGTGGATGCACGTCCTGCCTGCCGGGCGCTTTACCGGTCGCAACGGGGTCGGTCCGTTCGTGCTCGAGGACGCCCAGGCCGTGATCCAGGCTTCCATGGCGGGTGGCAAGATCGCGATCGATGTGAACCATTCCACGGATCTCAAGGGCGCGCGGGGCGAACATGCTCCGGCGGTCGGCTGGATCACGGCCATGGAAGCGCGTGCGGACGGCATCTGGGCAAAGCCGAGCTTCAATAAAGCCGGTCGCCACATGATGACCGAGCTCGAATATCGCGGTGTCTCTCCCGTGATCGACAGCGCTCCTACGGGCCGTGTCCAGCGCATCCTGCGCGTGGCGCTCACCAACACGCCCAATCTCACCCTCACCACATTGCACAGCTCACAGACATCGGAGACGAGCATGGACCCCGAAGAGATCCGCGCGCTTCTGGGGCTCGCCCCTGACGCTACGGACGATGAACTGCGCGCCGC